CCATTTCTCGTATCAATGCCATACGTTCGTCAAACGACATAAAGGGTCTTCCCTTTTTGCGTGTAAGCCATTCGTCTGAGTTTACACCAACAATGAGTTTGCTACCAAGGCGTTTGGCTTGTTTGAAATATTCTATATGACCGGAATGTAGTGGATCAAAGCCACCTGTGACTAAAACTATGCTCATAGCAATATTTATATACGTAGTTTATTTTGACATAATAAGATGAAACCAAGGAGCACCTTGTGCTATTTCATCCTCACGCCACTGACAATAACCTAGATTGTATAGCCATTGTTCTCTAGCAAAAAATGTTGGATTTTCGATACGTTTTAAATTTTTGTTACTACACTGCCACGCCATTGAACTAGCACACATACTAAATGTAGGAATACCTTCGCATATACTTTCAGTTAGTGCATTAGAATTAAATCCTACTACAGCGTATGCATTTTTAAAATCTTCGTATAGCCCGTCACCACCTTCTAGCAAGCCGGCGCCGTGTGTGTTAGTGCTTATTTCAACGTCAAACTTTTGTAATATTTCTAATTGCTGTTGTTGTCTTAAAGGATGCATACGCACTCTAATGGGTCTATCTGTATACTTTTTAATTTGATTAATTGTATAGGTTACAAAATTTTCATACGTTTTATGTTTGGCCAGTAAGTTGCGTAAACTACTATCACCAGGACGCTGTAAGATTAATAATACATAATCGCCTGTAGTGCGCCAAGGCTTAATTTCTATATTTTGTTCTGCTTGTATTCTGTGCCATCTATCTGACGGACAATTTTCATTACAGTAGTTTCCTTCGTTTTGGAAGTAACTAGTCCAACTGTATCTGTGATATGCCATTGGGTTTGGAGGCTGTAACATATTACGTCTAAATACTGCGCTCTCAGCTACTATGAACGGTTTATTGCTGTCTAAGATATACTTATAGTACTTGTTAAGACTGCGTCTTTTCTGTCCAAGTATATTATGTTGTATGTAAGCATCTGCAGATGCAAGTAATTCTTTATCTTTAAAAGATACTAATTTAAAGTTGGGCAGATTGGGCATAGGGTGATTCCTATACATTTCTTTAATACCAAAAACTTGAGCATCTTTATTTGTAATCATTAAACTACCTGTTAATTCTTATAAATATTTATATGATCATAAGCTATGAACACAAATTTATTTTTATTAAAACAAGAAAAACAGCAGGTTCTAGTGTAGAAAGTTATCTATTTCCGTACTTAGGAAAAAGTGATGTTTGCACAGGAAGTCCAGGTGATGGTACTCCTAAGATTAATACAACAGAAATTAATGGACATAAGGGTTGGAACTTTGTACAACAAAACTTTAAAGATGAATTTGATAACTATTTTAAATTTACTATTGAAAGAAATCCTTGGGACAAATATGTAAGTATGTACTATTGGTATAAACACACAAAGCCTAAGAAAGTAAAAAATGGATTTGAACACTTTATTAAAAATTTAGATAAATTAAAAGTTGTTGACACTAGACTTTATTTAGATCAAGAAACTATTAAAGTAGATAAGATTATTAAATACGAAGATTTGCACGAGCAATTTCTTAAACTGCCAATACCTTATAATGGAGAATTATTAACAACATTTAAAAAGGGCGGCGTTAGAAAAAACAAAGAATATCAATCAATGTATACTGAAGAAACTAAACAGATAGTTGCTGATCATTCTAAATTTATTATAGATTATTTTGAATACAAATTTTGATTTATTTTAAATAGTTTTTATATACATTCAAATATTTGTCAGTTCTTTTTTGTTCGCCCTTTAATGTTAAAAATGCACTGTTAGTTCTATTTTTACCAATTGCCATCCATAGGCGATCTAAGTCTTCAAATTTATATTTGTCTGCTAAATTATTTAATATAGTTTGGTCTCTTCCCCATTTCCAATCGTTAACAGGTTCAGACATTAATTCTTTATAATATTCTTGACGAAATCCATTGCTGTTAAATGCAACAAATCCCGCTAAGTATCTAGATTCTTTATGATGTTTTAATACGTGTTGGGCTTCAAATAAACGCTGTGTTGCTGTTTGACCAATAGGTCTAGTGCATACTGAATCTGCATCAAGCGTAATTACAGGTTCATTATTTTTAAATTTTCTAGCAACAGCTAAAAATCTAACACACTGTAAATAAGAAATTTTTGATTCATCGTTTATAAATTCTCGTTTTTCAGTAGTAATACTAACGTTATCTAAAGAATTCTCAACTGTTGGATTTACAATATGACAATGTAAATCAATCCAAGGGTTATGTCGCTGTATACTTTTTAATAAAGGTACAGCCCATTCAGTATAATATACTTGGTCGCAACCTATAAGAATGTTACAAGGTTGCATCTTCCATACCCGCTACTCTAAGTTTAACTACGTTTGTTATCTGCCATTGCTTTTGATCAAGTCCTTTAAGTAGACCTAACCACTTGTTACGCATTAGTGCAAACTCGTTAATAATCTTTTCATAGTCAACAACGTCTGCCTCGCCGTCAACGTATTTTTCTACGTCGCGACTAGACAGAGCTCGTTGATAGTTTTCTAGGTATTTTTTGAAATACGAGCTACGCAACCTACGTAGCTCGATATTGAGATAGTTTAGTATAGCTTCAATTTCTTGTAATTGATTAAAGCGATGTTCAACAATACCAGGCATCTCTGCCGAAGCACGTTCAACGTTACCTGAAAGTTTTACTTCAGTACGAGCTTGTGAAAGCTCATTATCAAAGTACGCAACTGCTTGAGGTATCTTGCTTACATCACGTGAAACTTCGCTATACCAACCCATAAATTAATCCCAATCTATTTCTTCATCAAGGACATCTACATCATCAAGATCTAGATAATAATTAATAGCATAATCTAATGCACCGTCATTACCAAGTGCATCTTTTAATGCTTCATCGCTAACACCGTAATCAGCACACAAATCAATGTATCGTTCTGCCGCTATTTCTACGTGTTTTTTGTCCATATATTCTTTAAACATCATCCAAATATCAATTACTTGACGTTCGTCCATAAACCCTACTCCTCTGTTAGTGTAAGCTCGTTATCTTGTAAGTCTAGATCACTTGATTCTAGTTCCTCGGTATTTACCACTTCGGCTTGCTTTACCAAGTAATCTGACATAACTTTATCGAGATTTTCTCCTACCCATTTCTTACGATAGTCTAAAATTTCTTCACCGTCGAGTGTAGTGTATGCAAGTCTGTTGCCTTGCTTTTTAATGATGTCTTTTGCTTCAAACAGTTCAAGTAAGCCGCTATAAGGATTCATACCTGTTTCGTATGGAATCTTTACTTGTACGCCTTCAAACGGTTTTGCATAACGAGTTTTCATAACCTTACAGCCAGCACGGATACCCATAACTTGACTGATCTTGTTACCATCCTCGTCTTCTTTTAACTTCATCTTCTTCATTGCAACAACAATTGAAGATGCATAGATAAAGCCTTGTCCACCACTGATCTTGTCATCCGGATCAAACATATCTTGTGATGCATATGTATGGTTAGTACATACTAGTCCTACATTGTAACTACCAATCATATTAACTGTGTTACGAACAAGCGATGTTAACTGCTTGGGCTTACGACCCATATCACCTTTCATATCACCTTTGTTAAACTGATCAATATCAGTAGGTGTTAATAACATACCTAAACTATCAACTACAAACAATACTTTAGGACGATCTTCTTCTGGCATTGCTTTGTAATCTGCCATAAATGTTGACATAGTTTTTGCTACATCGTCAATCATTGACATATTAAGTTTTAGTAGTTTTTCTTCTGATGTGTCTACATCTAATGCTTGTAGCCACGATTCGTCAAGTGCATTCTCTGAGTCAATTAATACTACAAAGATACCTTGATCCTGTGCTGCCTTTACAATGTTACCTGAACAGATATAACTTTTACCTGCACCAGATTCACCAGCAAACACAGTTACCTTGCCTAATGGCACACCTTTGTTAAAGTCGCCACTAATAAGATAGTTTAGTGCATAGTTGCCTGTGCTGATCCAATCAGTCGGATCATTAAATCCGCTACTCATACCAGTAATGGATTTTGTTAAGTCCTTACGGAACTTGGTTGGGTCAAACGATTTGTTCGCCATATTTTTCTCCTATCTAAAAAGCTCGACAGCTATTAACGTTTGAAGTGTTGACAGGTAAACCGTGAATCTCTGCTTCGGTTTTGTTAATAGCTGTCATAATGTGTTACTAAGACTGACGTGCTCTGATCATTGCTAAAATGTCATTTGCATCGCCACCGCCTGCTGGTGCCGCTTCGGCTGCTGGTGCTGCCGGTGCTGCCTCTGCTACTGGAGCAGGTTCTGCCGCAGGTGCTGGTGCAGGAGTTGTTGCTTTTGGCGTTGCTACTGGATCGCCTGTACGTTGCGCCATTCCCGCTGGACGGAAATATTGACCCCAACGATCCATATCAAATGCTTCACCGTCTACTGACGCTTCAAACATTTCTTGCATTACTTTAAGTTCAACTGCACCTGGTTTTTTAGGTAGGAAATCGCCTAAGTTAAACAAGCCGTGTGCATCAACAGCAGCCATTTCTGCATCACCTAATGGACGATCTCTACGTGCCCAGTTAGATGTTGAATAGTCTGCATATCCACCTTTACTTGTTTTGTTAAGACGGAAGTCAACACCACCTGTGTAATCAGTTGGCAATTCTTCCATATCCGGATCCATAAGTGCTGCCTTAATGATCTGGAAAATTTGCGGACCAATAATAAACCTACGAATTGGGTTCTCTGGAGTTTGATCATCTGTAAGTGGATTATCAGTTACAAATCCTTGGAAGATATATGAACGCTTCTTCCAATATTTACGACCCATATCCTCTAATGAAGGATCTTTAAACCAGCCTCTAACTTCGTTAAGAATGTTACAAGTTTCGCCGTACATTTCCATACAAGGGATCTGTACTTGTACAGGACGTGAATCAGTTTGTCCTGTTACACCTGCAAATGGCAGTTTAATTACTAAACGTTCTTGCCAAAAGAAAGTGTTATCTGCATTGCCATCTGGAAGGAAACGTAGAGTTGCGCTCTCGCCTTCTTTAATATTCCAAAATGGGTAAATGCTGTTGTCACCACCGCCTGATTGACGGTTGTTGTTACCTGCTTCTTGCTCTTTGAGCTTTGCTCGGATTTCTGCTAATGATGCCATAATATATGCCTCCTAATTGTAATTGCCTTATAGCCTTTGTGCCTTTGTTTTGCAGCACAGTTATAATAATACACTGATTTGCTAACATTGTCAAGTCTTTTTTTAAAGAAAAAACATAAAAACTTATAACAGGACTATTATAGCCCTGCTAATCTCTTAATATCGTTATACTCTTCGTTCTTTCCTTGGTTTACAAGTCTTTCGAAGTCGTCTTTACTATAATTATCTCTTGGATCAATACCTCTGGTTGCTCCTGGCGTTGCAGGGCTTGCACCAATTTGGTTAATGCCTGGGACTCTTAATTGCTGTCCTACTTGAATTTTGGCATCATCGTCCAATCCATTAATTTCAATAATGTCACCTACTGGTGTGCCTGAGTATTGTGATAAACTATATACAGTGTCGCCTTTGCGTACAGTATACAAATCATCTTCTTCGTAATCACCTTCTTCTAAATCAGGATCTTTAAATTGTTTATACTTTGCACCAATTGCTTCAATAAATGCTTTTGCAGGATTAATATACTGCTCACCATAGTCTTTTTCAATTGCTGTTAGTACTGCTGTTTCGCCTTTTGGAAATTGTCCTGTTTCTCTATCAAATAATGACAAGATAAACTCTGTTACAGGAGTTTGTGGTTTCTTTGGCTCTAACTTTGGTTCTGATTGTGGCTTATCTGAAAATTGTCCCATCACATCGTCTAATGCATCTGATAACGGATCATCTGATTCGTTCTTTTTACAGCTACCTTTTTCGCCACGCTTTTTGCCTGGTACTTTTGAATAGCCTTTCCAGCATTTATCGTACGTACTGCTGTTGCCGTGCTGTTCGCCTTCCTCAACACTGTCAACTAAGATTTCAATCATATCGTCGCCGTTGTTAAGGCCACCCTTTTTAATCTTTACATTGTCTTTACCAAATTTTGCTATTGCATCTTTTGGATCCATTGAAGTTTGCTTCCAACGCTTTTCGCCTTCAGTAAATGTACGCCAACTTGGGTTACCGCAATCTTCACAAACATCGCTTGTGCTTTCCATAATATCTGGAACACCGTTGCCGTTTTCGTCTTTCCACCAGCTACCTGTTTCATCGTGTGAATCGTGTGAACAATCACAGTCTGGCTTACAGTTATGCATTTGACATCCGCAATCTTCACAAGTATACTTACTTGCATCAATTTTAGACATTTTTTCACCTAGCATATCTTCTGGTGTAAGTTCTTGTGCTTTAGTTGCTTCGCCTACTAGTTTATATACAAACGGAAATACATCTTTTAAGTCTTCGTTAAACTGTCTAATAGTTAATTCGTCAATCCAGTTTTCAGCAACATCACTTGGCACATCTTCCATCATTGGAACTTCGTATGACTCAAATGCTGTTTTGTAATAAGACTCTTTTTGTAATCCGGACACTGTCTTTTTAATAGTATCTAGTCTTTCAACAACTGCTTCCATATAGCCTGATAGACCTTCAGCCATTACGCTTGAGCGATTCATATATGTTTTGAATTTACGTAAGTTAGCTAGTTCTTCAGATAGTCCTGTAATATGTTTGCCAAAGTCATCGTATGGCTTGCCGCCTTCTGCAACGTGTCTTGCCATTGCTCTAGCACCATTCAAATGCTTAAAC